GAGGACCTGTCCCGCGAGGGCGTGCAGTTCGCCTACGAGCAGCACACTCTCTCGTACCGGGACGACAAGGTCCACAAGTACCGCCCCGACTTCCGCCTCCCCAACGGGGTGCTGGTGGAAGTGAAGGGGCGATTCACCGCAACCGACCGCCGCAAGCTCCTGCTCGTGAAGCAGCAGAACCCGGCGGCAGACATACGGCTGGTCTTCGACCGACCCCACGCGCCCATCACCAAGGGCTCTCTGACCACCTACGCAGGGTGGTGTGAGAGGAACGGGTTTCTGTGGTGGGCGAAGACGGTCCCTTCCCACTGGTGCTCGTCATGAGTTTCCGACCAATGCCGCCCGAGGCGGTGAAGTACATCGTGATCCACTGCTCGGCCACTGGCCCGACAACGGACATTGGGGTCACCGAGATCGAACGCTGGCACCGCGAGCGCGGGTTCCTGCGCATTGGCTACCACTTCGTGATCCGGCGCGACGGCACCGTCGAACGCGGGCGTCCGCTCAACATGCCGGGGGCGCACGCTGTCGGGTTCAACAACAACTCGGTGGCCGTGTGTTGGGTGGGCGGGGTGGATGCGCAAAGCAAGGTGCGGGACAACCGCACGCGCGAGCAGATCGACACCCTCCGCCTAGTGGTCACCGCCCTGACCCGACAGTTCCCCGGAGCCCAGGTGGTCGGGCACCGGGACCTGTCCCCTGATCGCAACGGTGACGGAGTCATCTCGCCCAACGAGTGGCTCAAGGGCTGCCCGAGCTTCGACGTAAAAAAGTGGTGGGAGTCCGCCAAGCCGCAGACCAGCAGCATCACCTAGTAGTACCTACTGGACGTCACTTCAACTGGAGGAACAGCAATGCGCAAGCCCAAGTTCGTAGTCGTCGACACGCCCATCACCCCGAAGGCCGCCCGCGTGTTCGAGCTGATGAAGCGTGACGGCGGTGTCACCCGCCTCACCGCGATGCACGCCGGCATCCCCAACCTCACGGCCCGCATCGCCGAGCTGCGGGCAGCGGACGTGATCGTCGATTGCGAGACGCACACCGACATCGACGGCAACCAGTATGGCCGGTGGTCCATCGCCCCCTCCAACGGCGACGTCTACGTCCCGAGGCAGGCCGCCTGATGCACGAACGGGCCGGCTCCTCGTTCGTTCGGAAAGAGCCGTGCCCGTCCTGTGGTAGCCGCGACAACCTCGCGCGCTACTCGGATGGCCACGCCTACTGCTTTGGCTGTGGACGCTATGAGAAGGGAGACGACGTGCAGACTACCGACGACCTCGAAGAGCAGGCCCCCGATTCCTCGTGGGCCAAGCTGTTCGGCAGTGTGGTGCCCATCGAATCCCGCTGCCTGCGGGCGGACACCTGCGAGAAGTGGGGGTATGAGGTAGGCGAGGACGAGAAGGGCAAGCTGCACATCGCCAACCACTACAACCGCCACGGCCAGTTGATCGGCCAGAAGATCCGGAAGGCTGGCAAGCAGTTCTCGGTGCGCGGCGTGTTGGCCCCGCTCTACGGCATGTGGCTGTGGCAACCTGGCGGCAAGATGTTGGTGGTGACGGAGGGCGAGATCGACGCACTGTCGGTGTCGCAGGCGCAGGGCAACAAGTGGCCCGTGTGCTCCATCCCCAATGGCGCGCAGGGGGCGGCCAAGTGTTTCCAGAATGCGCTGGAGTACCTTGAGTCGTTCGAGAAGGTCGTCCTGATGTTCGACATGGACGAGCCGGGTCAGAAGGCGGCGGAAGCGTGCGCCCAACTGCTGACCCCCGGCCGGGCGTACATCGCCCGCCTCCCGCTCAAGGACGCCAACGACATGCTGCGCGCCAACCGCGAGCGCGAGCTGATCGACGCGATCTGGCGGGCCGCCCCCTACAGGCCGGACGGAATCGTGGCCGGCACCACCACCGAGGACATCGTGTTCACGGAGGTGTCCCGCGCCTCGGTGCCCTACCCATACCCCGCCCTGCAGCGCATCACGCACGGGCTGCGGCAGGGGGAGCTGGTGACCGTCACGGCCGGCACCGGCATCGGCAAGTCCACGATGTGCCGTGAGCTGGCTCACCACCTGCTCATGACCCACGGCGCCACAGTCGGCATCGTGGCACTGGAGGAGTCGGTGCGCCGCACGATGCTCGGCCTCATGAGCATTGAAGCGAACCGCCCGCTGCACCTGCTCTCGAACGAGGAGTTGCAGGAGCACCGGGGTTCGTGGGAACGGGTGGCCGGCAGTGGCCGCCTGTACCTCTACGACCACTTCGGTTCCATGGCCAGCGACCGCCTCATCAACAAGGTCCGGTACATGATCAAGGGGTGCGGCGTGCAGTTCGTGGTGCTCGACCACCTGTCCATCGTGGTGTCCGGACAGGAGACAGCCGACGAGCGCAAGGCCATCGACGTGACCATGACCAACCTGCGCTCCCTTGTGGAAGAGACGGGGGCCGGCATGTTGCTGGTGTCCCACCTGCGGCGTGGCGAGGGCAAGGCGCACGAGGAGGGCGGACAGGTTCGCCTGTCTGACCTGCGTGGCTCTCACTCCATTGCGCAACTGTCGGACCTGGTGATCGCGCTGGAGCGCAACCAGCAGGCCGAGGGCGCTGAGTCCTCCCTGTTGCAGGTGCGCGTCTTGAAGAACCGCTTTACCGGCGAGACCGGTACGGCGGACACCCTGCTCTACAACCGCGAGACCGGCCGCATCGAAGTGGCTGGCGAATTCAAACCGGGAGGACCCGATGCTGCGTCTGACTTCTGAGCTGGAGGCAAGCGAAACGCTGCAGGGCCTCCTCGCCGCACACGCCGAGAAGTTAGACGGTTTGTTCTCCATGCCGATCCCGGAGGCAATCGTGATGTTCTCGGCCCTGCTGTCCTACGAGAAGGCACTGGATAGGTACGCAGCCCTGCTCGGCGGGATGGGTATGGAGCAGTTCTCGAAGGAGATCGTGGGGCTGCTCGACATGCACGGCCTCGGTGCCATCGAGGTGCGGGGAGAAGCATGAAACCAACGTGAGGAGGTGGGGTATGTGGGTCGCCGACCTTGAGACCAATGGCCTGTTGTCTGAAGTGACCCGCATCCACATCTTCGCCATGCGCAACTTGGACACGGGCGAGGTGCGGGTCTACCGCCACAACGAGCACGAGAATAGCATCGAACGCGGTCTCCAGTTCCTGTGCCAGCTTCTCATGGACGGGGACCGGGTCACGTTCCACAACGGAATCGGCTACGACCTGCGGGTGATCGCCAAGCTGTACCCGCATCTGACCATCCCGCGCAGCCAGACCACCGACTCCCTCGTGCTGGCTCGAGCCTTCTGGCCGGAGATCAAGCAGCACGACTTCCGTCTCACGGCCCTCGGCAAGATGCCCGGCTACCTCATCGGCCGCCACTCCCTCGAAGCGTGGGGCCACCGCCTCGGGTGCTACAAGGGGGACTACCGGGGCGGGTGGGAGCGGTGGTCGCAGGAGATGGAGGACTACTGCCTGCAGGACCTCGCAGTCACCGAGGCCCTGCTGCGTCGGCTGATGGCCCACTCCTCATGGGACCAGCTCGTGTGCGGGGTGGAGCAGGGAGTCGAGGCGATCCTCATTCGCCAGCAGGAGCGGGGCGTGGCGTTCGACGAGGCCGGAGCGGCGGCCCTGTATGCCAGAGTCTCGGCCGAGCGTGAGGAGGTGCGCCGCCAACTGCGCGAGGTGTTTCCTCCCTTCTACCTGCCGGACGGCACGGCCCCCTTCGTGCCCCGGCGCGACCATGCCAAGTTCGGGTACGTCAAGGACGCCCCGCTGCGCAAGGTGAAGCTGGTGGAGTTCAACCCAGGTAGCCGCCACCACATCGCCATGATGCTGAAGCGGCGCCACGGGTGGCAGCCCACGGAGTTCACCGAGACCGGTGAGCCGAAGCTGGACGACGAAGTGATCGGCGCTCTGCCGTACCCCGAGGCCAAGCTGCTCGCCCGGTTCCTCCTGCTGGAGAAGCGGTGCGGCCAGCTGGCTGAGGGCGAAGAGGCGTGGCTCAAGCACGTCAAGACCGGCGTGATCTACGGCCGCGTCACCTCGGTGGGTACCGTCACCGGGCGCATGTCTCATCAGAAGCCCAACCTCGCGCAGGTGCCGAAGGTTGGCAGCCCGCTAGGCGAGGAGTGCCGCGCCCTGTTCCGCGCCCGTCCCGGTTGGGTGTGGGTGGGCTGCGATGCGGATGCGCTGGAGCTGCGGGTCATGGCCCACTTCATGGCGCGCTACGACGGCGGGGCCTACATCAAGACCGTGCTCGAAGGAAAGAAGTCCGAGGGCACGGACATGCACACGCTGAACATGCACGCCCTCGGCATCACGAACCGGGACACCGCGAAGACTTGGTTCTACGCGTGGCTGTACGGCGGCGGTGCAGAGAAGCTCGGCCTCATCCTGACCGGGAAGCACGGGCAGGCGAAGAGAGGGCAGGCTGCGAAGAATGCGTTCCTCCGTGCGTTACCCGCGCTCGGCCGGCTCGTATCGCTGGTGCAGACCACGGCCAAGACCAAGGGCCGGCTGCGTGGAATGGACGGTCGGGTGATCCCCTGCCGTTCCCCGCATTCCGCCGTGAACGCCCTCTTCCAGAGCGCGGGCGCGGTGGCGATGAAGGTGGCCCTCGTCATCCTCGACGAGAAGCTGCAGGCCCTCGGGCTGGTGCCCGGCAGGGATTACGAGTTCGTCCTCAACGTCCACGACGAGTGGCAGATCGAAACCAAGGAGGAGCATGTCGAGACCATCGGCCGAGAGGCCCCTGCTGCTATTGCCGCCGCTGGCGAGAAGCTCGGATTCCGATGCCCCCTCGCCGGAAACTCCCAAGTCGGACGTACTTGGGCAGAAACTCACTGAGGTTCTCTCAGCCGCGTGGGCGGGAGGGATGCCCGTGAAGGGCAACCTCTCCCGATCCCACGCGGTCGAGATCGCCATGCTCGCCTCCGCCGGGGAGATCACCGCCATGGCGCCCGCAGGAAACATGGGGCGCCTGTGGGTCATCACTCCCGCCGGCATCCGCCGCTACTACAACCTCCGCCCGCAGGGCGCCGAAGGAGAAACCAATCGTGGCAGTGCTTGACATCCTCCGCATCGGGGCTGGACTCCTCGACAAGATCATCCCCGACCCCAAGCTGCGCTACGAGGCGCAGCAGCGCATGCTGGAGCTGGCGCAGAAGGGGGAGCTGGCCGTGCTCGACGCCGAGAAGTCCATCGCGTTGGCGCAGATCGACGTGAACAAGACCGAGGCCACCAGCCCGGACCTGTTCCGTGGTGGTTGGCGTCCGGCCGTTGGTTGGGTGTGCGTGCTGGCCATCGCCTACTCGTTCCTGCTCCGTCCGCTCCTGCCGTGGATGGTGACCGTGGCTGGCACCACGGTGCCCCCGCTGCCCCCGCTCGACATGGTGGATCTCATGACCATCCTCGGCGGCATCCTCGGCCTCGGCGGCTTCCGGACCTATGAGCGTGTGAAGGGGAAGGCATGACCCGCATCGAAGTCGTGAACCTCGTGTGGCTCCCGGCCTACCTGCACGCCCTCGGTCGGGGGCACGACACCATCCGCGCCCGCGACATCGCCCGCACGGCGGTGACGGACTACTACGAAGAGACCCGCCGGGCCGAGCAGGCTGAGAGGCAGCTCGCCCAACAACCGCCGAAGAGGCCAACCATTCCGGACCATCCCGCATGAACTTCTCCAAGCAAGCGGCTGCTGTAGCGTTGGGGATCATCCTCACCTACATCGGCTTCTCCGCAATCATCACCGTCATCGGAGCTGCCCTGTGATCACACCCCAAGTGAATCACCCGT